ATTAAGCTCTCCGTCAAAGTCATTCGTGACTATCCGGAGGGCCAGCTTGACCTTCTCTAACATGATGCCCTGACCTCCTTAAATCTTATGCCGTGAATGTAGCCTTGACCATAGCCAGGGGATTCTCAAGGCCTGCATCAAACAGGGAGTAGCCGGCGATGATGGTCTTGAAGGTCTTAGGATCGATGCTGTTCTGCATGAACAGATCCTCGAAGTCGTTGGCAAGGATGGAAGCAGGAACACCGACGTAAACCACGTTGTCAGCCAGGTTCTCATCTACCTTGACAGAACCGCCATAGATACGGCCCTGCACCGTAGGATCGCTGTCGGTAGTAGAAGGGACAAACAGGGGACGATCGTTTCCGTCCTGAATGCCTGCGAGGCCGTTCCAGATTGTGTTTGTGTTGGCATACCAGACCTTCGTGCCCGCCTCTTTGATCTTTGCGAGGATAGCGCGAACGGTGGCCTCGGTATAAGACTGAGCCGTCAGGACGTTTGCGGCTGCAATGCCGGTAGCGACAGCGTCGAGTCTGGCACGGATCTGCGCATCCTTGGCAACTGCGATTCTCTTTGCAATATGATCAGTCAGCCACGCCTCGAAAGCGTCGATGGACTGCCACTGCATTTTGCGGGTGATCTCGACATGCTTCTTAATCTCTACGCCGTCCAGCGCGAGCAGGTCGAATGCATCCTCTTCGTCCACATTCGCCACGCCCTCATTGGTAGCAGCAGCATCGCCGGCCACGATGGCCTTATGCCTCGGCACGCCGAAGCCCTTTGTCATGCCGGTCTTGGTTGCGTCATCATACATGGGGGCCATGCTCTGGACGAGCTCCACGATCCTGTTAAGGGTCTCGGTAGGGACCACTGCGCCGCTGTTTGCCGTTGTAAATGTAAATGCTCTCTGCTCAGTCTCGGTAAGCTCGCCGAAGATCTTCTGGCCGTCGCGCTGGGCGATGTTCTTGAGCCACGCTGTTCTGTATTCCGGAGACTGTGCATTGTATTTGATTTCTTCCATTGTTCTCTTCTCCTGTGCGGGAATCTCTGCAACGACTTTTCCGTCGCCGCTTGCTACTGCGTTTCTGATTTCCGCCTTCTTTGCGGCGGCTTCTTTGCGAGCCTCAAGTTCTGCCTTGATGCCCTTGATCTCTGCCTCAAGTGCGTCGAGGTCCGCTCCGTCCTTCTCGGCTTCTTCACCGATCTGGACGCGCCTGGCCTCGAGCTCCTCGACGGTCATATTTTTGAATTCCATGTTCATACCTCCATAAGAATTCTGAGTTTCTGCTTCTTGCGCTCGATTTCGCGCTTTTCGGCTTTCGCACTCTCCAGTGATGCCTTCGCACTATCCAGTGCATCAGACAGGCCTCTTGCGGTAATCGATGTCGCTTCATATGCCGGGAAGGTCACGGCGCTCACCTCGTACACCTTCGAGATCTTCCGAATGTGCCGAGTAGGGTGATCGCTTTCCAGATCGTCCCAACTATCCGAATCGACCATAAACATGAAGGACATTCCGGTTATGTCTCCACGGCTTACAGCCGAATACAGGCTCTTTGCTTCCGCATTGTTCTCTGTATCGAGATCAACGCGAATGGACATTCCCACGCCTGGCACGACCTGCATCTGCATGGTCGAATTCGCGTTATTGTTTCTGGACCTTGCCAGAGGGATCATGTCCGTATTGTGATTAACCAAAAAACGCACGTCACGGAGATCTGTTTCCGTGAGTGCGCCGTCGTCAATGATTTCGTCATACCAATTGAGGTTTGTGCGCTCATTGTACACGATCGGCTGTCCGGCCAGGAATCGACCGTGCTCGTCGTTCTGTTCGGCACGGACCTCAAAGTTAAACGCTCTAATTTCCTTCGTCATCTGTATCGTCCTCTGTTACTGTCATGCTCTGGATGCGATCGCCATTCCGCAGATCGTAGTATTCGCCGCGGATCGGAATCGCCTCACCTTTGCCATCCGGAAGCGGCGGCAGTCCCCATACTTCGCGCATTTCGTCAATTTTTGCCATGCCGCGATCTGCCCATCCGTTAGTAACGTCCAATTTGTCCTTGTTGGTCATATATTGGATGCGGTTGGCGGTCGCCGTGACTTTGTTGCCCTGCGACTGTTCGCGCAAGGTAAACAACATCTTAGTCATTACTTCGCTGAACTGAATTGCAAAAGGCTCGATCGCGCCCTCGTAGAATGCACTCCACGAATCGCCGACGGCCTTATTTGTGAGTACGTCTTCGTTCACGCCGAAATACTGATAGACATTGTCTTTGATCGCCTTCATCTGGTCCGCATCAATGACCCACGGGTTGACGTCAATCTGTCGGATGTCCTTGTACGTATTCGGGAACAGCAGCAGGCCGCCGCCCTCTGCGTCACGTGCGAAGTTTTCAGCAGTGAACCGCTTTCGCTCTTTAGCCAGGTCTTCCGCGCTTGAGAAGTTCGCGAGCTGTGCCATGAAGCGGTAAGTCGCCGCGCTCTTGACGCCCTCCTGTATGCCTTGATTCTGAATGTGAATAAGATCCATCGTTGGAATGAGCGCCGCATTGTTTTCACCGAAGAAGTCGGATTTATACTGGAATTTGGTCATAATCCCGCAGTATTCCAGCTCGACCGCTGCCGACTCTCCCCATGAGAACTCATAACGAAGGTACGGTGTGCCGTCATATTGGACCACCTTGGCACGTTCCGGAAGCGGGGCATAAACCCCACTGGGCTCTCCGTATTCGTCCCATACAGGCACGATAAAGGCTGTATTGTGCATGTCCAGGATCGTGCTCAGACGATATAGGAACTGGCTCCATGTCTGCATCTGGTTTGGCCCGTGCTTGAGCTTTACCTGCAGCGCACGCCTCGCGGATCCCTGTGTCTCGACTTTCAATTTGCTGATGTGGGTAGCTCTCGCGCCGATCGCCGCCCGGACCAGTTCGTTCTGGTAAGCATCGCCGCCCCATCGCGTGAAGTTCGGCGCGTATCCCGTCAGCATCTTGTATTCACCTTGATATTGGCCCGCAGGCTTTGGGCTCTTTCCAAATAGCCAGTTAAAAATTCCCATGTCATTCATTCCTCAATTGTCCGCCGATCTCGACATAATACTTTTGGCGGACCGTCATCGCATCAAGAAGCGCCGCCACTCCGTCGATATGTACGGACGGTGAGAGCTTAACGAGCTTCCCACGCCCGCGCTCCGTGCTCATCTTGATCGCTGAGTTGAGCAGGTGGATTTTCAGGAGGTCATTGTCTCCGATATGGATTTTTCCATCTTCCAGAAGGCCCTGTGTTTCCTGAATAACTCCGTAGAGATTTTCGCCCTGGTAAACGTCGTCCATGTGGAAGCCGAATGTGCTCATATCCTGCACAAGGTATTGCGCACTGTAACGGTCATATCCGACTTTCAGCGGCAGGATCTTATACTTCTCCACAAGGTCCGTAAACCATCTGTAACAATCGCGGTAGTCCACGAAGTTGTCTCCCGAGAGAGTCAGCAGGCCTCTCTGGACGTATACCATGTACGGCACTCCATCCCTCTGCGTTGCTTCGTCAATGCGCTCCGACGGCATAAAAAAGTGAGCTATAACGTACAGCTCACCATTCCGCTCAATGACCACCGTGCAGGCCGTCAGGTCGCGTGTCTGCGACAGGTCGATACCGCCCACACAATATGATCCACGGAAGTCATCAAGCCGGAGGGCGTCTCCACAGGCCTTCCGTACAGTCTCGGCGGGGAGCCATGCCAGGGAGCTGTTCTGCTTGATGTTGCAGTACTTCGTCATGAACTCAGCCTTCTTGGACAGGCTCCCTTCGGCGACTGCTATCTCTTCCAGAAGGTAGTCCACAGAGACCGAGACCCCGAGATTAGGATTGCTCTTCCGGAGCTCATTTATGTCGTTCCATTTCTCAACATCATCAATCATGTACAGGAACGGAAGCAGGCGCTTTTCTTTGCTTTCGCCCATTAAAAAACGAGTCGACCTTTTGATCAGCTCGTCATAAATGGAGTCATTCACGTATCCGGAAGTCGTGCAGGACAGCAGAAGGCCTTCAGGCCTTGCTCCCATTCCGCTTTTCATAACTTCGTACTGCTTAAGCCCCTTATCGCCTTCCCAAGCTGCTATCTCGTCACACGTACAGAATGACGGGTTGAAGCCGTCCGACTTCTTAGCGGAAAAAGCAATCTTCTTGACCATCGAATTGGTGGCAGGGATGTACAGGTCCGTCATGCGATGACGGGCGAGCTCCGGATCGTCGCCATACTGCCTTGCCTTCTTCGCCGCTTCCAGTTTCTCTTTCCGCTGAATCCATTCCGGGTCGAGCGTGGTCATCATCCAAACGGTGTTATAAATTAAATCCGCCTGGTCGAGCTTCGGAGCCACATTAAAGCATCGGGCACCGAATCCCCCGTTTTTCATCCAGTCATATTTTTCCATGCCTGCTGCTAGTAGCGTCTTGCCGTTCTTGCGGCCGATTACTAGCAGGACTTCTCTAAACTGTCTGTTGCCTTTTTCATCGACAATTCCATACACACACGACAGAAACGCCTTTTGCCACGGTTCCAGGAGCAGATTACCGGGCGCTTTTGGGCCTTCCGTGTGAAATGTATGCGCCTCGATGTACTCGATTGCGGCGTTTGCCTTCTTCTGGTCGAAGAAAAACAGCCCATCCTCCAAGCCGTGTATAAGATACTCGTATAAAAGCCGTATCCAATTGCCGACCGTCGATGACCCGTCTTTAATTTGCTGATAGTATTTGTAAATCCAATTTTCTCCGGCCATGTCCAATTAAATCAGCTCGATTTCTGCGTAATATATTTTTTTCGAC